ACTATTGAAGAAGCATATGAGTTAGCTGGTTTAGAGCTTAGGACAGGATATGATGCAGAGGCTGCAAGGCGGTCTCTGAACATCATGTTTGCAGATTGGGCTAATAGAGGTGTAAACCTTTGGACTATCGAGCAGGTGACCACGAGCCTAACTGCAGGTACGAACAGCTATACTCTTAACTCATTTGATATAGACATAGTTTCTGCTGTCATAAGACAAGTAGATAATTCTACAACAACAGATTTACAACTTACAAGAATAGGTAGAACAGAATATTTAAACATACCTGATAAGGCATCTACAGGCAGACCTACTCAATTTTTTCTAGATAGGCAAACAACACCTGTAGTAAAACTATGGCCAACACCAGATAGTGTGGCAACCTACAGTTTGATAGCTAACACCATACAACGTATAGATGATGTAACAGCATCAGCTCAAGACCCAGAAGTACCTTCAAGGTTTATTCCTTGTATGGCTAGTGGGTTAGCGTACTATATAGCTTTGAAAAAGAACCCAGAAAGAGTTGGGCTATTAAAACAACAATACGAACAAGATTTTAAACTAGCTGCAGATGAAGACCGTAACAGAGCTTCATTGCACTTAGTTCCTAATAGGAGTTATTTATAATGGCGTATGCTTTAGGTAAATATTCTAAAGCTCAATGTGATAGATGTGGCTTTGTGTATAAATATCTTCAGTTAAAAACTGAGTGGAATGGTTTAAAGGTTTGTCACGAATGTTATGAACCTAAGCACCCACAATTAGAACCTGTACCAACACCCACAGATCCAGAGGCTTTAGTTCAACCAAGAGGAACTGAAAGTGCACCAACCACAGGATATGGTATAGTTAGAACAGGAAATACTAAAGATGCTGCTGGTATAACCGCACCGTCTATGGATGTATCACATAATGATACTATAGGATCTAGTTTTCACATGGATCAACTTACAGCTAGTTTAGGAACAGTAACAGTAGGTACATAATGAGTTGGACATACGCTAGTTTAAAAACCGCTTTACAAGATTACTCAGAGTCTACTGAGTCCTCGTTTGTTACACACCTACCAGACTTTATAAAAACAGCAGAAGAAAGAATTTTAAAATCTGTTCAATTAGATAATTTTAGAAAAAATGTTACAGGAACAGCAACAACTAACGGCACGTACTTAGGATCTCCTAGTGATTATCTGTCTTCGTTTAGTTTAGCTGTAATAGACAGCAGTTCTAACTACCATTATCTTAAATTAAAACAAACAAGTTTCATACGGGATTTTACCCCCGCATCCTCGACAACAGGATTACCAAAGTATTATGCAGAGTTTGATGATGATACATTTATATTAGCACCAACTCCAGATACTAACTATACATTTGAGCTACACTATTTTTATAGACCCTCATCCCTTACTTCAGCAGGTGATTCTGGCACAACTTGGTTATCAACTAATGCTCCTAATGCATTGTTGTATGGCAGTTTAGTAGAAGCCATGGTTTATCTAAAAAACTATGAATCATTACCAATCTATGAACAAAGATTTCAAGATGCGATAGCATTACTGAAAAACCTTGGGGAAGGTAAATCCACCCAAGATCAATATAGATATGACGAAGTAAGGAGACAACCACAATCATGAGAATAGAAAAATTAGAAGGGGCGAATATCGCCATAGTTGCTATGGGGGAGAGTCAGTTAGATTATCATCTATCTGTTTCACACGGACACGAGTATGACGAAGTTTGGGCAATAAATGCTATGGCAGGTATAGCTAGACAAGTAGACAGAACTTTTATGTTAGACCCAGCAAGTAGGTTTCTTGATAGTGATGCAGCAGGAAGTCAAACACATATTATGCGTAAAGTATTAAAGTCTCATCCTGGACCAATTTATACATGTGAACTAGATGAAAGGTGTGATAACCTTGTAGAGTTTCCATTATTAGATGTTGTAAAAGATACAGGATCTAATTACTTAAACAACACAGTCTGTTTCGCTATAGCTTTTGCTTTGTACAACAGAGTGGGTAGATTGAATATGTTTGGTATAGATTTTACATATAAAGGTAATTTACATTTCGCAGAGGCAGGCAGAGCCTGTGTTGAGTTTTGGTTATCTAAATGTATATCTGCTGGTATGGTGGTAAGTGTAGCACCTAGATCTGGGCTATTAGACACAGATGTACCTATACAAGATAAAGTTTATGGATATCATAGATTAGATAATCCACCTTTAGTGATGTTTGACCCTGAAACAAAGGATTTTTATCAAGTTGGTTTTAAAGAATACACTCAAGCTGTAGAAGAAGAAAATAGAAAAAACGCACAAGTAATACCGATACTGACTACACCACCAGAAGCTAAAAGATACTGATATGATAGAAATAGAAACAGTAAGTAGTATTGGCAATATAAGTGTAGCCACTCAACAACACAGAGGACACCCTCCAGAATATTGGGCAGAAAGAGCAACAGAAAGAATATGTGGAATATCTGAAGATGCAGCTCCCCATGTTAAACAACAAGCAGAGGCTTTCAGAGTAGCTATTTACAACACAATACTTTATTATATTAAACAGAGCATCAATAGTGAAAGATGCACTATGAAAAATTTATTGACTCAACAAGGTCATGAAGATTTAGCTAAAATATTAACGGAGATAAAGTAATGGCAATTACATCAACTTTGACAACTAGTTTTAAAAAAGAACTGCTAGAAGCAACACACAACTTTAAGGCTTCTGGAGGTAATACTTTTAAACTAGCTTTATACACAAGCTCGGCAACAATGGGTGCAGCAACCACAGCGTTTACTACAACTAATCAAGTTAGCGGTACAAACTATACATCAGGCGGTGCAGCATTAACAAATGTCGCTCCAACAAGTAGTGGAACAACAGGATTCACAGACTTTGCTGATTTAACTTTTGGTACAGCAACTGTTACTGCTAGAGGTTGTATGATATATAACGACTCTGCATCAGGTGATCCTTCAGTTGCTACTATAGATTTCGGTGGAGACAAAACTTCTACAGCTGGTGATTTTACTATAGTTTTCCCTGCTGCTGCAGCAAGTACAGCTATTATAAGAATAGCTTAATATAAACTATGTCCACAGGATGGGGTCGTGCTGGCTGGGGCGAGGGTCCATGGGGTCAACCAGCATCTATACCAATAAGTTTCACCATATCTGGTGTAGCTGCAACTTCTGCGTTAGGATCTGTAAGTGTAGACGCAGAAGCTAATCAAACACTTTCAACTTTAGTTGCAACTTCTGCGTTAGGAACTATAAGCGTAGTAGCTAAAGCTAATCAAACACTTACAGGACAATCTGCCACAAGTGCTTTAGGAAGCGTAAGCACAGATGCTGCTGCCAATGTAACACCTACAGGACAAACAGGAACAACAGGTGCACCAGTAGTTGGTGTAAATGCACAAGCTGTAGCTACTGTACAAGGAGCAGTCGGTACAGTTGGTTCTGTTACTGTAGATGTAGATGGTGAGGCTAATGTTCCTGTAGCAGGACTAAGTTCTACAGCCAGTGTAGGATCAGTCACAGTACACCATAATGCTGTAGCAAGTGTGAGTGGCTTAGCAGCAACTGGAGGGTTAGGCACTGTAACACCAGTAGCTAAAGCTAACGTAAGTGTTTCTGGTGTTGAGGCTACAGGCTCTGTCGGTTCTGTTACATTTATAGGAAAAGCAAATGTAACACCAACAGGTCAAGCAGGAACCAGTGCATTAGGAACTGTAACTATAGCGTTAGGTATGACAGTTCAGGTAACAGGACTAGAAGCAACAGGTTCTGTTGGATCTGTTACCACAATAGGTAAAGCTATAGTTACTTTAGTTGGTGTTGAAGGAACCACAGGCACACCTGAAATTAACGTTTGGGGATTGATTGATGATTCACAAGACCCAAGTTGGACTGATGTAAGTGATACACAAAACCCAAACTGGGAAGAAGTGGCTTAACTATTATATGAAAAAAGTATATAATCTAATTAATGTGAGGATAAAATAAATGGCAAGCACATATGTAAATGATTTAAGGCTCAATGAAATGGCGACAGGTGATGCGTCAGGAACTTGGGGCGATGTGACGAATACAAATTTAGAACTAATAGCAGAAGCATTTAGTTATGGCACAGAAGCTATAACTACTAATGCTGACACCCACACGACTACGATCGCAGATGGAGCAACTGATCCAGGAAGATCAATATTTTTAAAATATACAGGAACATTAGATTCAGCCTGTACAATAACTATTGGTCCAAACACAGTATCTAAACTTTGGTTTATAGAAAACGCAACAAGTGGTTCTCAAAACATAATTATAAGTCAAGGTTCAGGTGCAAACATAACTATACCTGCTGGCGATACTAAGATTGTTTATTCTGATGGTGCTGGTTCTGGTGCTGCTATTGTAGATGCTCTAGCTAGTATTTCTGCTGTAGATTTAAAAGTACAAGACGATTTAACAGTTACAGATGATGCCTCCGTAGGTGGTAATTTAACACTTACAGGTAATGGTGATTTTAACGGAGACTTAGACGTTGATGGTACTACAGAAACAGACGCACTAACTATTAATGGTTCAGCACTTAAATATAAAGCCTTTGGTACTTCATCAATTATGTTTGGTGACGATGCAACAGGAACTATAAGTTCTGCTGATAATAATACTGGTTTAGGTGTAGATGTTTTTGCGGCATTGACTGAGGGAGACGATAATGTGGCTGTAGGTACAAATACCTTAAAAGCAGCAACCACAGGTCATAGTAATACGGCTATCGGTAAAAATGCTGGCACAGCAATAACGACAGGTAATGAAAATGTATTTGTAGGCGAAAGGTCAGGAGATGCTTGCACAGAAGGAACTAATAATACAGGTATAGGTCATAAAGCATTAAGTGACATAACTACAGGTAGTGGTATTACTGCTGTTGGAAACGATGCAGGACTAAGCATTACATCTGGTACACAAAACACTGCTATCGGTTCATTCGCTCTCGATGCTTGTACTTCAGGTGTAAATAACACAGCATTGGGTTATCAAGCATTAACTGCACATACAACAGCAAATCATAACACTGGTATAGGGAATGCAGCTTTAGCTGCGAATACAACTGGAGCAAACAACACAGCAGTAGGCTCATTAGCAGGTGATGCCATAACAACTGGCGATGCTAATACGGCTTTGGGACAAGGTGCGTTGAGTGCCTTGACAACCAACTCTAACAACACAGGAGTCGGATATAACGCTTTAACAGTTTGTACTGGAACAGGTAATACAACATTAGGTTATCAAGCTGGTGATGGAATAACATCTGGAAGCTATAACGTAGGAGTTGGTTTTAATACGCTAAGTTCAGCAGTAACAGCAGACGGAAACACAGCAGTAGGTAACTCTGCTTGTGTTAGTTTAACGAGTGGCACTAAGAACGTAGCCATAGGACAATCTGCACTTACTACTGCTACAACTGCAGATAACAACGTAGCAATAGGTTCTGATGCTATGGATCTAGTGACTACTGGTTCTAATAGTGTTGCTGTTGGTTTTCAAGCTAT